TTGCCCATCCTGTGACGCCCATCAGTTTCTCCAGGAGGTGCCGTTGGTCTTTTCGTAGCGCTTGATTGCGTTGACGACATCGGAGCCGTTAGAGCCCGGTGGCATGTTGATCGTGACGTTGATTGAGCCACTCCCGCCCATTGAGTTGCCGCTAAACAATGCCTTCTGCTGTTGAGGGTTCAAGATCATCTCGTTGTCATGCAGCACAGCAAGACCAGAACCACCGTCGACACCAGCGTTGAAGATGCCGCCCTCGGCAAACTTAGGAATCGAGAAAGTCTTGCCGGCGATAAGTGCGCCGACGCCGGTGTATTTGACCCAATCGGGAACTGTGACAGAGAAGCCGCCGATGGTGTTGTTCCACAAAGCCTTGATGCCGTCGAAGGCAGCCTCGAATGGTGCGGTAATGGCGTTGCTGATGCCGGTGAACACGCTGCTGATGATGTCCTTGGCAGTTTGAAAGAATCCCCACACGCTCTCAATGCCGGACTTGATGGTATTGAAAGCGCCCTGCAGGTAACCGACAGCGAAACTGGTGGCGGCTTTGATGGCGTCCCAGATCGTCTCCCAGTTTTCCCACAGGAACTTCAGCGCACCGATTAGGAGAATGAACCCTGCAATCGGTGCGGCGACGATTGCCGCGAGAACTGCAAGCGCTGGGTGCTCTTTGACCCATGTCCAGATCTTGTCCCAATTAGTCCAGACCCACCATGCTGCAGCGACGACGGCACCGATGGCTGCAACAACAGCGAGGATCGGCCAGGTTGCTGCAACGGTTGCCACTGCAGCTGACGCCATCGAAGCGATGTAGGCGGCGAGCGCGATGACTGCAAGGGTGCCGACAACGTAGGCGACGATCTTCATCACATCTTTGTGCTCGGTCATCCAGATCGTGAGCTGCTCAACCTTTGGGCCGAGCTGATCCATAACCTCGCCGATCTTGTTGAAGACCTTGGTGGCGATTGGTTCGATGGCTAAAAACACTCGGTTCTTGAGCATGGTGAGTTTCTCGGCGAAGTCTTGAGTGTCGCCGCTGGCACCGAGGATGGTGTCGCCGCCGCCTGCGATGACTGCGGTCATCTCTTCGTAAGAGAGTTTGCCTTCGCGAATGAGCGCTGCGAGTTTGGGGCCAGCCTTTGCGCCGAACACATCAAGCGCTACGCCTGCGCCAGCAACGTCGTCGGGTGCGCCCTTGATTGCGTTGAAGGTGTCGGTGAAGACGGTGGAGGCGTCTTTTCCTTGCTTGGCTGCGCTCGCCAGAGACTTCGACAGCGCCGGCATGACATCGCCAGCATCCACGCCAGCCTTGGCGAGTGTGGCTATGAAGCCTGCGGATTGGTCAAACGAAAGTCCAACCTCACGCAGAACTACGCCGGCTCCACTCATGGTGCCGGCAAGTTCCGCTACTGACACGCCTGAGGCTTGTGAAGCACGGAAGAGGAGATCGAGTTTGCCCGATTGGTCAGCGGCACCGACGCCGAAGTTGTTGAACACGTCGGTGACTGCTGTGAGGTTTGCGCCAAGGTCGGTCTTTGTCATGCGTGAGAGCTCGAGCACTTGGCTAGAGAGTGTCTGCAGTGGTGCGCCGGTGAGGCCGAGCTTCTGTGAGAAGACGGTGATGGCTTTGCCAGCATCGCCGAACGACGCAGGCACTGCGCCTGCGACCGCTTTCATGTCGTTCTGCAGACCCTCAAGCGCTGGGCCGGTTGCGCCGGTGCCGATGCGAATGTTGTCGAAGGCTTCGTCGAACGAAGATCCAATCTCAAACAGACCGGCAGCGACTGCGCCAGCGCCGACGAGGATGCCTGCGCCTGCGATCTTGGCTGCTCCTGAAAGTTTCGCTGAGACGCTGCTGCTTGAAGCTGCGAGCTTGTCTAGCTCTGCTCGAGCCCGGTTGAGGCCTTTGGCGTCGAACTGAGAGATGACATTCAGATTGACAGCCATAGCGTCCTCAGTCCTGCGTTAGTCGAGCTTGCGTTGCAGCTCGTTCTCAAACTTGTTGATCGTCTCGAGCACTGACCGAGTGATCGCTTGCTCGCCACCTTTGGCATCCCATGCACGCCAAATCAGGCGAGATGGTCTGCCGCCACGCAACGTGATGGCGTTGACAAAGCTGATGCCGGCAGTGCCATTGCCCGATGACTTCCTGCCGGCGAGTTCATACACTGCGCCAGCAGGTGACTTGTTCTGAATGCGCCAGACAGCCGAGGTTGCAGAGCCTTTGCTTCGACGTCCACCTTGGCGCACGACAATGCCCTTGAGCACCTGGGACTGATCCCAGCCAAGTCGATCGCTCCACACGCCGTTGCCGCCGCTCTTCCAGTTGCGCATCGCAACCGAAGGCACGTAAGTCTTGGCGAGATTGGAGACCGGAGTGATGAAGTCTTTGATCTCTTTGTCCATTGCTTTGCGAAGATCAGCGTCAGCAAGTTTGAGCTGCTTCTTGAACTCGTTGTAGCCGTTCAAGACAACGGTGGTTTCGAGTCCACCGCTCTCGATTTCGGTGGCCATGCCCTTGACCTTCTTGGCCATGACTACCTCTTTCGGGCTTGCTCTTTCAGTACCGCAACGATTGCCCAGAACACGTCAGGTGAAGTGTCAAGCAGATCGTTGGGTGCGATGCTGGTGGCAACAGAGACCTGCGCCACCAGCATCGTCATGCTTTCTCTAAAGGGACGCGCGGCTCATCACCGGCTTCGATCGAGTCGATGTCATCGAGCCATTCATCGAACGGCTTGACGACAAGACCGGAAACGTGCGAACCCTTCCAGGCTGCCCAGCAGAGCGCTTCATACGATGCGTCCTGGCCGAACAGTTGAGTCATCGGCTTAGCGAACTGACGCTCGGCAGCAACGATGACCTTTGGCGTGACGGGGATCTCATACGGCTCGCCCTGTGCAGGGACGACCCGAAGACGCATGAGAGCAGCCATGACTAAGCCGTCGCCTTGGCGATAGTGCCGTCGATTGGCCAAGTGATTGAGGCCGAGGCGAGTTCGCCGACCTGCGCATCAAGTGGCATCCATTCGGTGACAAGCGCCGAGAAGGTGTAGGACGGATTTGCGGTGCCAGTGGCGGTGCCGTTCGGCTTGACAATGACTGTGGTCGTTCCACCCAGTAATGGGTAGAGCGTGGTTTCGACTGAGCTGGCGGCGAAGTCTTGATTGAAGTCGATGGCGACGGAGTTGTCGGCGAGGCCAGCGACCCGACGCACGGCGGTGTTGCCGAATGTCGTGGTCTCAACTTCGGCGCGCGTTGTTGAGAGTGTCACCTTGGTGATGTGGCTTGAGAGGTCCACGCCGCCGATGGAGACGTTGGCATTAGTGATGACGATGGCCATGACGGCTTAGTCCTCCTGGGTAGATGTTGCTGATTCGACCTTGGTGGTCTTGGACTTGGTGCTTGCGAGATGACCAGCACCGATGAGGTGCTCGATGTCGCAACCCTTGAGGTCGTCATCGTTGACGATCTCGCCGGGTTCGTGGCCCACCACGTTGAGTGGGCCGACGATCTTGTAGGTGTTCACGAGTGACTCCTATGCGTGGACGGTGACGTTGAACTCGCAGGTGAGATACGAGGCGTCACCAAGCGAAAGAGGGCGGACGGCAACCATGTCGCCGACCTTGAGCGTTGAGCAGTTACCGCCGAGCGTCTTGTCGCCTTCGATTGCTGCACGAACTGACTGGCTGCCGGCGTAACTCATCCAGTCGTCGAGATAACGCTGTGCTACTCGATCACCCATGCGACCGGCAACGAGGCTGACAGTGAACTCCCACTCGGAAAGTCCTCCAGCCATTGCACGGTGATAGGTCACCGACTGCATCTGGATGACTGCCATCGGCGGGTTCACTTGCTCGGGCAGGTGATCGGCAACTCGCAGCCCTGAGATGGTTGCGAGGCGAACGCCGAGTGCAGTCTGAAGTGATGAGGCGGTGCCAGCCATTAGGCGACGACCGGATTGCGATACGGGCGCAACATGCGCTCAACATCGGGGTCGATGGCGCGCACGGTGATGGCTCCGAGATCGCCGAAGCCAGCAACGCCGAGAAGTGAATCGCCACGCTTGACGAGTCGACCAGCCAAGAGGATGCACGCCGAGGTGACTGGCGAAGGTACTGATGGCCATCCCCACTTAGCGGTCACCTGCAAGTAGGCGGGTGCGGCAGTGGTCTGGAAGTAGATGCCGATCGGGCGGATCATCGTGATCGGTGAGCCCTTGGCGAGACTGTTGACTGGCTCAAGCTGATACTGCGAAGCGGTGAGCGTTGTGGCGTAGGTGCCGTCGCCAGCCGAGTCGGTCTTGATTACCAGGCTGGTGGTGGTTGAGATGTCGTCAACCATGACGAGATCTTCGATCGGTGGAACATACAGCCGAGCGGTTGCGTTGGCGTCGGCATAGAAGCGACGGTCGCAGTGTTGGTCGATGACTCGTGAGGCTTCGGTGATGCGTGCCTCGAGCATGGTGTCGTCGACGGTGTCGTTGATGCGCATCACGCTCTTGAGCTCAGCAAGCGTGCAGTAGCCGTTGGTGATGGCCATTAGATTCTCCAGACGCGGACATAGCCGCAGACGATTTCGTTAGCGCCATGCTCGGCAAGGAACCACGCAACCTCTAAGCCTTTGCCCTGATCGTCTCGGTTGTCGTCGACTGCGACGATTGAGCCAGGGGCCAGCAGGTTGAGAGCTGCCGTGAGTTCGCTGAGGTGATGAGCTGCGGCTGGCTGCGGGTTCTCAAAGTCGACGTCGAAAGAGTCAAGGTAGAGAAAGTCGCAATGGCCGCTGAGCGTTGGGATCACATCGAGTGAGTCGCCGACGATTGCGGTCGTTGCTTGCAGTCCGAGTTCGGCGACAAGTTCAGCGCCTAGTGGATTGATGTCTATTGTGGTGACGGTGCCGCCACGTTCGGTGGCGAGTGCGTTCCAGACAATCGTTGACTGGCCATCGCCTTCCCAGTTGTCAAGTTGTCTGACGGTGCCGGTCTCAATGATTCGGCAGTTGTCGGGTAGTAACTCAGCAATGGTGACGAATGCTTCGTGCCGTTTGCCAAGTCGGTCCCAGGCGATCATGTCGCCATCAATTCGTCGATCTCGGCAAGCACTGGCAGCCAGTAGTCCTGGAAGACGAGCTCGTTGTCGTAGGTCTCAGCGTGAGCTCGAGCAGCAGCTTTGCGCAAAGATTCTTTGGCGGTGTCGTAGGCGTGCTCAAGTTCTTCGAGCACTGAATGCACCAGAGGTGTGGCGAACCATGACGACTGTGGTGCGTCCCAGTAGGGCTGCACTGCGGCGATGTAGCCGAAGCCTTCCACAAGCTCAGGCTGTGCGGTGAAGTTGGAAACGACCGATGGCACGCCACAGGCGGCAGCTTCAATGACTGGAACACCGAAGCCTTCGCCACGAGAGGCAGCAAGGTTGACATCCATCGCGCCCATGAGGGCAGCGAGAACGAATGGTGGCAGGCCGGCGTAGTAGGCCCACTGGTCTGTCCAGACGATGCGGTTCTCGGGGATACCGCACGCGCCTGCGAGTTGAATGAGATCTGCGCCGCCTTGTGCGCCACGTTTCTCGGTGTGCATGTAGACGTAGACGTCGTCGTGCTTGGCCATGAGTTGACCGAGTGCCAGCAGATTCTCGCCCCATGCTTTACGCATTGGTGCGACGCCTTTGTTGGCAGCGATCATCCCGACCACGAATGCGTCGTCGGGAATGTTTAGAAGTTGTCGACCTGTCGCACCGTCAACGGTTGCGCCTGGTTGGAAGACTTTGGTGTCGACGCCGTGTGGAATGTAGCGATTGTTGATGCCGGCAGCGTCAAGCATGCGCGCGCCGTACTTTGCCATTGCGATCGGCAGCACGTTGTCACGCTTGCACCATTCAAGAACGTCGGGCGGTGCAGGCGTGTGATCGATTGGCACCCATGATGCGATGAGCTTGATGTCTTCGACCTTTGCGCCTTTGAAGACCCAAGTGTCAAAGAGTGTGACTAGAGCGATGTGTCGACCTGTTTGGTCTTCGGTGTATTTGAGGTGCGCGCCGAGGATGTCTGCCGAGTAGGGGTGGTAGCCGGACGGGAGGACTTCAATGCCTTCCCATTCGGTGATGAAGCCTTGGGTGCCGTAGTTGTTTGAGAGCGTGATTGGTCGGCCGGTGGCTTTGATTTGGCGCGCGACTTGCGCGGTTTGGACGCCGTAGCCGGTGCCTGCTCCAGCGAAGTTTGAGTGCCAGCAGATTCCTGCACGAGCATCGCCAGACTTGCTTCGATCATCCACTGCGCCAGGTATGGCGGCAGCTCGACCTCGCTGTTGCGGATTACTACCCACATGTGAACTGCTCCGCTTCTTGCCCATGATGCTCCTTGCCCGAATGCCGTGTGTGTTGTCTGGTTGGCCGGTGGTGGCTCGCACGGGCAACGAACCACCACCAACCAGACAAAGCCCGCAAAGCGGTTAGCGTCCGATCAGGACGCGCCACCCTTGAAGTACCAAACGCCATTGGCGTCAGGAGTGTTGCCGTCGCCACGCCACGTCACACGGAAGGTGATGAGGTCGTTGACGAAGCCGACGCTGTCGTCGCGTGCGAAGTCAATGCCACGCACCTGACGGACGTAGTAGCTCGACATGTCACCGAAGATGACCGAACGAGCGCCAACTGCAGTCGCAACCACGTCTGGGTTCTCGTAGACCGGGAAGCCGAGCAGCTGATCGGGAGCACCGGCTTGAATGCCTGGCTGCCAGATGTACTGATTCGTCGTGTCCTTGAGCTTGCGCACTGCCGAAAGCGTCGAGGAGCGCATCTGGAATGCAGCGCCACGGCGACGGTAAGGCGATGGGCAGGTGTAGACAAGGTCGATGAGGTTGTCTGCGGTGGGAACGCCAGCAACGCCGGTGCCGCCAGTGACAGCCGAAGAGGCTGCGGTGACGATGCCGGTTGGCTGTGTGGTGCCGGTGCCGGTGGTGAGACCAGCGTTGACCGCGGTACCCATGCCGACTGCAGCCTGACGGGCGACGAAGTCAAGCAGGTTGATACCTGAGTCTTCGACAACCTCGCGGCTGAGCTGGAAGGTAGCGGCGTACTTGAACGCACCGAGGGTGACAAACGCATTGAAGGTCGGGTCAGACTCGCTGATTGCTGAACCTTCAGCCGTGATGGCTGGTGAGGTGTAGGTAGCGGTGCGAGGAATCTGAAGCGACTCGCCACTGTTCGTGGTGAGGATGGTGACGACGTTGCCGTCGAGCATCGGGCCCTGGACGACCAGGTGTTCCACGAGCGTGTCGTAGAACGAGGTCGGGATCGGTGAGCCGGTGCTTCCCTTGGTGACATCGCGCTTGTCGAACGAGAACGAACGACGCTCGCCAAGTGCGATTTCACGGATGATGTCGCTGTCATTCTTTTCGGCAGCGGCAACGGCACGGGTGCCGAAGTCAGCCGGAACGCCGAGGGCAGCGCGTGATTCGTTGATTGCACGCTCACGAGCTTCGACGGTGAGGATGTTCTTGCGACGTTCATCGAGTGCATCGATGTCGTCGTTGATGCGGGTGAACTGTTCTGACTCTTCGCCAGAGAGGTCACGATTCTCGGACGCTGCATGATCGAGGAGGGCCTTGGCTTGCTCCCACGCCTGCGCGCGCTGTTCTCCGAGACGTGTGATGAGTTCTTCACTCATTTGGGTCTCCTAAGTTTTGGGGGGTTTTTGTAAGTGCAGGTGGTGGTCAATCGGTGGTGGCGCGGGCGCTCCGGGCGATGACTCCGAACTGCAGATCGAGACTCAGCGCTTGGCGTTGAGGTCGAGCATGCGACGAGCAAGATCCACTGGCAGGCCAACTTCGGCTTCAGTGATCGGCTCGGCGATTTCGTCGGTGCTGCGAACTTGCGCACCTTCTGTAGCGGGATAGGCGGGGAAGCCAGTCACCACTGAGACTTCGTGCAGGATGATTTCACGCAGCTCGCGTGAGCTGCCATCTTCTGACCAGGCATCGCCGCCACGGGGCACCGAGAAGCCAAAGCTCATTGAGTGCACATCGCCGCGCTGCATAAGAACCGACAGGTCGCGTCCGTAGGTGGTGTCGGGCAGATCGGCTTCAACGTACAGACCGCGCTGGTCTTCGCTGAGGGTGAGCGTTCCTGACTTGCTTGAGGCAAGCACCTGATCGGTGTTGTGATTCAAGAACATACGCTTTTC